CGAACCAGATCGACACCATCGAGTACGCCTATCTCGAGGGTCAGCAGGGCGCCTACATCGAGACGCGCAACGGCTTCGACGTCGACGGGGTCGAGATCAAGTGCCGCCTCGACTTCGGCGCCAAGGCCATCGACTGGCGCGGTCTCTACAAGAACCCGGGCGCGTAAAGCACCCATCCTGAACACGCGGGCGGTCCTGACGGGCCGCCCTTCGTCTTTCCACGAGGATCACCCCCATGAAAAACTACGTCCAGCCCGGCAACACCATCACCCTGACCGCACCCTATGCCGTCGCCTCCGGCGATGGCCTGCTCGTCGGCTCCATCTTCGGTGTGGCCTCCAGCACCGCCGCCATCGGCGAACCCATCGAGACAGCGCTTGTCGGCGTGTTCGACATCACCAAGATCGGCTCGCAGGCCTGGACCGTCGGCGCCAAGGTCTATTGGGACAACACCAACAAGCGCTGCACCACCGTTGCGACAGACAACACGCTGATTGGCGCGGCCGTCGAGGCGGTGGCGAGCGGCGCGGGCGACACCATCGGTCGGGTGCGCCTGAACGCGATGTTCTGAAACGCTCAGATGCTGACCAGATAACGTCCCTGCAGGTTCTCGAGATGCTCATCCAGCCATCCCGGTGTCGGGGCACTGTCGCGCCAGGATTGCCATAGCTCCGGATAGCTCATCGCCTCGAACGCTGGTGACGATCCTGCCACGCGCGCCCTGAACTCATCTATCTCGTCGCGATGGGCCGCGAACTCGGGACCGGCGTTCGGGTTCGCAGGTTCCCAAAACAGATAGAGCAGCGTCACGGGGCGGTCGGGGAAGCTACGAGCCAGACCGAACGCATGTTTGATGAGCTGTGCGGCGTCGAGCCAAGTGTAATGGTCCGGGCGATCTTGGAGACGGAGCATCTCGCGAAAGTATCCCTGGTCGCGCCGTGCATCCCTGATCTGCGCCTCGTAGGCAGGCGAGAAATTGGCCCGATGTGCCGAAAGGTACTCGGTCAGCTTGGATTCGATGGCCAACACACTGTTCGGGCCAGACAGCACGACATCGAGATTGGGTGCTCGCCCGCCTCGGAGACCGGTCGGGCATTTCCGTTCGAACTGCAGCGTATCGAACCCGGAGTGTCCCGGCATCGTCAGATCGGCGATCCGCTGCCTGAACGGTGCGAAGCAGTTCACCGCCAGTCCCGATGACGAGTGTGCCGCCCTGAACTTGGTCTCCAGTTCGTTGCCGTCTCCCGAAGACAGGTCTCCTTCGAAATCCTCGGGCGAGACCCCTGGAAGGAGGGTGCCGTGGAAATCGGCAGCGTAACCGTTCAAGTCGAGCGCGATGTCTGGGTGCTGACGAGAGAACGCCTCTGACAGCGCCCGAATGGCCCGAAACTTCATCGGGCGTTCTGAAATCGATTCCTGTTTCATGGGAGCAGTATAGCAATGATCAGCGCGTTCGCATCCGCTCTCGACGCGCTCTTTGCCGATCCCAACATCGGCCGGGACGCGATCTACGTCGCCGACGTCGGCGCGCCCCTGCTAGTGCGCGTCGTCGCCCGACGTGCGGATGCCGTCTCCGACTTCGGCGACGCGCGGCTCTGGTCCGAGACCACCCGGATCGACCTGCGCGTAGCCGAGGTGGCGAGCCCGCGTCCGGGTGAGCGAATTGAGATCGACGGCGACGCCTTCCTCATTCAGGGCGAGCCGGTCCGTGACCGAGAGCGGCTGGTCTGGACCGTGGATCTGAGGCCCGTGTGAAACTGAAGCTCGACATCGATCCCGACATCATCGCGATGATGGCGGCCGAGGTCGCGGCGAGCGAACGCGCGGTGACGGCCGCCATGCGCGAGGCCGGGACCGGGCTGAAGTCGGCGTGGCGGCTGCAGATCACCGGCGCCGGGCTCGGCACACGGCTGGCCAACTCAATCCGGAGCCAGAACTTCCCGAGGTCCGCCGAGAGCCTCGATGCGGCGGCGCTGGTCTGGTCCAAGGCTCCCGTCATCGTCGGCGCACACGACACCGGCCCGCTGATCCGCTCGAAAAACGGGTTCTGGCTGGCGATCCCGCTGCCCGCCGCAGGCAAGTCCCTGCGCGGCGGCCGGATCACGCCTGGCGAATGGGAACGGCGACGCGGGTTGCGGCTACGGTTCGTCTATCGCCGCACGGGCCCGAGCCTGCTGGTGGCGGAGAGCCGGCTGAACACGAAGGGTCAGGCGGTCGTGTCGCGCTCCAAGACCGGGCGCGGCAAGGTCACAGCGCCGATCTTCCTTTTGGTGCCGCAGGTTAAGTTGCCGAAGCGGCTGGACTTGGCGCGGGATGCGGACCGGGCGTTGGACAGCGTGCCGGGGCTGATCGTGGCGAACTGGGTGGAGGGAAAATGGTGAACGTTCTGTATATTACCAAAGACTTAACCTTTTTGTGCGAAGTTGACGAAAACTCTGTCCAAGGGCATCTGCATGCATATCGACCCTAATCTTTACCGCAAGGCGTTCCAAGCCTACCTCCGCAAAGGAACTCCCATCGAGTGGTCGATCAAGCAGGAGCGGCCAACCACCCATTACATCTGGCGTACTCGCGGGGATGACAAAGTTCGCTCAGAACATGCCGCAAACAACGGTCGGATATTTGCGTGGAATGACCCACCTGAAACCGGCCACCCTGGTGACGCCCCTGGATGCCGCTGCACGGCTGAGCCCTTCATGCCGTCAGTGGGTGAATCCATTGAAATCGAATTGATGAATACAGAGGACACAGGAGCCGCTTGGAGCAGCCGTGATTTCGTCCGCCACTATTACAACGGTCGTGGGCGCGGTATTACCGTTAGGGAAACCGGACATCTGAGTAGTATCGTGGCGCAGTACATCGGTGAGGTGAGCGAGCGATTGAAGGGAAACATTGCCCGCATAGCTCGAGGGCACCCAAACGGTACCTTCTCCGACGACTTCGTGAACACCTACAACATGACCGGCATCGTATTCAGTATCGGGGACACGACAATAGGCGGCCGTTTCACGGGAAATAGTGTTTCGGAGTTTGGCATACTGACGCTCTCGGGGCAATTCGAATTCTACCTCGAGGATGAATTCGCCGATCCAGCCGATGTCGGCGTGGAGATCATCGACCTCGGTGAAACAATCTACGAGAATATCCACAGGCCGCTGGATGACTATCTGCATGGACGCCCGAGCGGACGACAGAGGCTTGGGATTCACACGGGCGAACCATATCCAATCACGGATCGATGGAGCGGAACCTTCTCGGGCCAGATCCACGCGGACCCTGCGCGCAGCAACTTTTGATGAATTACGGGCGGAAGAATAATGGAGCCGGAGTGTTAGTCGCACTAGCCAGTGTTGTTCTACTTCCGTGCGCAATTTTGACTCTATGGATCGTGGTCGTTTTCAACGCCAGATATCGCACATGTGTCCAGCTGGAGAACGGCGCGAACCTGGGCTACGAAGCAGTCTTCGACCTCAGCAGGCCGTACCTGAAGCCAATTGCGGTTCCGCGATTGGAGGATGGCACACCGATCCTGCGCGACATGCTTTGGTCGATCAAGATCACGCCGACAAGCATCTATGGCCTCTCGCTGGAGCCGATAGAGGAACGTGGGTATCAGTTCGCTTGGCGCAATGACGTCGGGCTTGTCTTGGAATCCGATGATCCCGCCGAATACGAGCGTCTTGTCGCCGAAGCGGGCCATGCGAACTGGGACATTGAGATCAACAATGTCGGCACCCAATGGCTGATGAATGAACTAGCCGGGCGACCGGATTTCGAAGTCCGCCGATGTCCGACGTCCTTAGTCACATGGTGATCCAGTGCCCACCCCTCGCGAAACCATCCTCGCCGCGCTGCACGCGCAGCTCTCGGCGCTGCCCGCCACCGCCCTCCGCGGCGAGGTGCTGCCAGAGCGGGTACCGGCCGGGGGCCTGCTGATCCTGCGCGATGGGGAACCCGGTGAGCCGGAGGTCACGCTGTCGCCGCTGGCCTATCACTACCAGCACCGCGCCGAGATCGAGGCGGTCGTGCAGGGCTCCAGCCGTGACGCCGCCTTTGACACGCTCACCGCCGGCGTCGGCTCGGCGCTCGCCGCCGACCGCACGCTGGGCGGGCTCTGCGACTGGGTCGAGGCGGAAGCCCCGCGCCCGGTTGATCTGCCGGTCGAGGGCGCGGCGAGCCTGAAGGCCGCCGTGATCCCGGTGGTGCTGCACTATTCCACGGCCGACCAACTGGCCTGACCCCGACAACCCGAGGAGAACACCATGGCACGAGCCCAGGGGGCGCGGGCGCTGATGGCGCTTGCGTTCGAGACGACCTATGGAACGCCGCCCGCCAGCGGCTTCACCCGCA